ATTTTTGAAGATCTCCACCAAAACCACACCCGACGTCGAGTACACTGATACCCGGTGTACAGACACTCTCGATGAGTGCCCGCTTCTCGTTATTATGTAATCGACGCAACTCTTCCATACTTTATGATTGCATAAAAACTTTAAATATCTCTCCGACTTAAGTTTATTGGCTTAAAGTTTACACGCAATACAAAATCATATAATGTCTCTTGAGCAAGATTATACCACTGTTCCTGGTCAGCTTTACGCGTGCCTCAGCGTCGTCGGACCGGAGTGTCCGCAAAAGAACGATAAGTTTGGAATCAAGATCCGCGGCGCTTTCAGCACCCGTGACGAGGCGGCTTCCCACGCGAAACGTCTTCAAAAGGAAGATGCCACGTTTGACATTTACGTTGTGGACATGTACAAGTGGCTACTGATCCCCCCAGATCCTGCTAAGATCGAGGATGCTCATTACACGAATGAGAAGCTCGAGGAACTGATGTCTGTATATAAGGAGAACCAGGCACAGGCTGCTAAGATGTTTAACGAGCGTAAGCGTGATATGATTGAGGCTGCTACGTACAACAAGCCTGGCGATGAGAATTCTCGATTCTACACCAAGCCCGACGAGGCCCCGATTAGTCATCCCGCGGAGGTTATCGAGCGTCTCAAGAGCGAAACACCTGATGCTCCTATGGAGGAGCTCGTCAAGAAGGCTGATGAGATTGTCAAGGCTGAGATCGAGGAGCGTAAGAAGAAGCGCGAGGCTGAACTGAGCATCGCCGAAGAGCCCGAAGAGGGTGAGATCACCGAGGCAAAGGATGAGGGTGAGGAGGTCACTTCTAAGGCGTAAATATCTAAAAAACTAAAAACATAATGTGATCATATTATTAAAAAAAATCTACCTTCTTAATAATACGATGGCAACAGACTACAAACAGCGCGTCGAGAAAGCTCTCGCAGAACAGGCTGAAAATGAAAAAAATGCGGGTCCGCGCGAGGTTGGGTACGTTAGTTTCGGACATCCTAAGAATTTTAGGATAACACGTATAAGTGCACTCGACGACGAAATGTCTAAAGCTTCTGAAGTAGTTACTGATGGTGTAATTAGACCAGCAATTACTAGAAGATCGGAAAAACTTTTGGAAGACGAGCGTACACCTATAAAAGAATTTTTACCCGCTTCACCCGGGGCGAAGGATAACTGGTTGCATAGTCTTACCCATGAAGAACCCTAGAATGAAGGCTACAAATATGACGATATAAGCAACCTTATCTAAGGAGTTTAAAAAATCTGGTACCTTGGGTCCATCTGACATCTGTTGGGATGGATACATAAAAGGAGGCGGGGGAGGTTGCATGTAATACTGCTGCTCCTGCTGTTCTTGAACGGGTTCATCTGCCGGCTTATCATCTATAAGCTGTGGGCTATACTCTATGGGATTTCCTAATTCCGTTTCCATATGGTAACTATTATGTCTATTTTTTTAAGCCTGATATTCCTCATCAGATTCTTCATCATCGTCAACAACGAATCCCTTTAGATTTCCATTCTCATCGGCTTCGCTGTCCGAATATTCATCCTCCGTGTCCGTCTCAGTCTCACAAAGATCATCGTCTTCCGAATTATAATCCGTGTCATACTCATCCTCGGAGTAATCATCATCGAAAACATCCTCTGTGGGCTCTAAACGCTGAGGTTTCTTAGAAACCCGGCCAGATCGAGTTAAAACAGGCTTCTCTTCAATGTCTGTCATTTATATCTGTCACGCAAAATCCTTTTAAATGCCTTTATTACGCTAAAGCAGATAATATATTGTCCGTGACGATGTATTCTCTATTCTTACACGAACAGACCTGTACGATTCTGTTTTTTACGATTTTGAACTGTGTAGAGGTAGAAGTGCACTTTGCACACTTTAAGTCCGTATACACGATACGCTGATATTTAGACTTTTTAGTGACGCTCTTAACTGTGACAGGTGTACTCGTCATGTTTTTATTTATGAACGCCTGCAACATACCGACACCTTTCACCGTGTCATCCCTCTTCACTTCCGGGCAGGGTTGACACGTCATCTGTGGCGTCTCATACATAGATGGCTTGTACCCGTCTTTATACAGTTCCTTAAACACCGTGTCTGGTAATCTATGCTTTCGTCCATAAAAATCCCTACACAATCCAAACCGTCTACCTCGCATGGTTTCGCAGGTACAGAAACATCTCTGTGCGATCGTGTGACCTTCGATTCTAAACCATACATGGTTAGATGCATGTGAGCGCTGGAGATTTTCACAGTATTTAGAGTTGGTAGATACGAGGTAGATATTCTTATCTTGGTACACTTTCGTAATCTGCGCGGCTTCCTGTCCATCCAAGTTTCTTTGCACGAATGTTTCTATAGATTGGACAACCTTCTCATCAGAAAAGACATTTTTCGTCTCACGTAACGTGAATCCACCTTCTGTCCGTGTCGAACCCTGTACGATGACGGGTGTTGTAACTTCCGTTCGAAGAGTGGCCATCTCCATAATCTCGACACTGGGTTTTTGGTTATGAATGTGTGAAAGAGAAGAAGTGTCGTACGAATACATGAGTACGGGTCGATACTCTCCTTCGATGATCTTACCCTTTTCACACGATGCACACCCACGCCCTTCGCAGGTATCGTGTTTAGCCTTTTTGTGTGACCAAGGCATACGAAACCCACTTCCTTTCACGTTACGCCTTCCACCACCGTACACAGCGGTATCGACAATATCCTCCCATGGTTTTCCGGGAAACAGCAGTGACAACGATGACACGATATGTGAATGCAGGGCCATAGCCGAACCATGATCGACGACAAAGTTGGGCCAGTTCATGTGGATTCCGTGTTTGATTTTATCGCGGGATGGTTTCGGTTCAGCTACCGAAATGAGTACATCTTTGCCTCCGTAATGGGTGACACGATCACAAATTGTTCGAACATATTCTTCGAGTCTTTCGAATGAGAGTTGTTCGGTATCCTTGTAATCCAAGTCCACAAAAAAATTAAACGTGTCCGTTTTCTGCTCGACCACGTACAACTTTTCTCCGTTACGAATACACTCCACGTATTTCTCGTAAAAATCTTTCAACCTATCAAAAGGAACAGATAGACGACCACCGTCCATGAGCACATGTGATAGATTGGAGCCTTGTTTAAAGGTGAAACCTTGTTTTTGACACCAAGATCTAAACATACTTAATTGATTATATACTTACCTTTTTAATACTCTTCATCGCGCCACACGGAACTCCGCCAAGAGACATCTCTCAGCTCTTCTTCTTCCGTGCTCAGTTCTTTCTTTAACACCAAAAGTTCGTAAACCGTCTTCTCCCTCAGTTCTTCGATGTACTTATCAGCCCGGCTTTCACTGTATGCCTTTCTGTCTATGAGTACTTCCTTGATTTGCTGAAGGATGTAGTTCTTCGACTTCATTATTTTATAGAGAAGGTTTTTCTATTAAGAGAAGTCACGCATGCGTAAAACTCTGGATTTTCTAGCACGTTGGTCACTATTCGTTCCCAACGCCTACGTTGGTTAAATTCCACTAGTGTATCAAAACTCATAAAATCGTTTTCGTCGTATGTACGTTTCATGTGTATTTTCTTCGTATGCATCTTATATTTCTCTTCGTTAAAGCGGCGAACGAGTTCAAGTTGTTCCGTTTTAGAGTAGTCCACGAAGAACACGAATACGGTGTATTCTAATTCTATGTTAGGCTCTTCTTTCACGTTAAACGAAAAACTCGTATATTCACCATTTTTTAGCGAAACAACCCCCCTTGTCTCTTCTTCTAATTCTCTCAACGCACATCGTAAAGGGCAATATATTTCCCGCCGTCTGCACCCACCCGTGACAAAAATCCACTCTTTGAATCTTTTGTCTCTCACCGTCAAAAACCGGGGGGTTTCACCAGCAAACGTGACAGGGATAGCAATAGCTTTATGTTTTTTCATTGCACATTAGCCTCTATAATCCCCTGACAAGATTATTGAGCCTGAATCTTCTCAGCCTCTTCCTCGACAATTTCAACCTTCTTGCTAGTAGTAGCGGGTTGATCCTGCGGAGGAGTCATCATTTGAGCAGCGGCCGCGGCGTTCATGTACGCCTGTGACTCTTCAACCTCGCGCTCGATGAAACTCTTCACCTGACCAATCTCTTCTTGAGACTTCTTGAGTTCCCTGTAAAGATACGCTGATGCGACAATGCAAATAACGACGGCGGTAATAATCGCCGTATCACGATCAAGGCCGAACATATGTGATGTAAGAACGTTTTTTGTTTTTAAGTAGATACAATGGCACCCATTTTAGATTGTTGACCTTCTGGACACGGGTATCCATGTTGCGCAAATTGAATCTCCTGATAATGTGCATCCTTGCACGGTGCATTTTCGACTGGAATATATTTATTAAGTGTTCCGGATTTAGGATCGTAGGTGATCATAAAAACGAATATGACTAGAAGAAGGAACACCCACATTTAATAGTATGTGGGAATTTAGTTGCTGTACATTAAACCACCCATACCCTGTTCGATGCGCAGGATGTTGTAACCGACCGCGTAAATGTCAGACTTGAAGGCACCCTTGTCCGTCACGAGACGAGCAGAGTCAACCCGGGAGAAGTTAAGCTCACCGGTAGGCTGAAGCTTGGCAGTGTCCAGGCAGAAGGGGTAAAGGAAATGGTTCGTGAGACTGGCGTTGAAATCGGCAAACGGTGTGTGATAGTAGATAGAACCGGAAGTATAGTGCGGGTTCGCGAGCTTGGAATCACCAACATCAGTACCGTTGATCTGAAGCTTGGTCTTTGCTTGAGCGGTGCCAACGAAATCCTGAGCATCATCGCGGTACGTGCAGAGGAACTTGATGGGGTGGTTGAACGAAAGCTCCTGAATAGCAGAATCAGACTTAATGGCCTTCTGTGTCTGAGTGATCAGCATGTTCTGAGGAGTCGAGGCGAGAGCCGTGCGCTCGTCGGTATCGAGGTAGATGAACTGGGCGTAGACCTCGTACGCATCGCTGGAGAGCGTACCACCCTGACCACCCGTACCCCAGGTAATTCTGATCTCGACGTCATGGTACTGGAGAGCCACCAGGGGGATGGCAGACTGGGCATTCTCGCAAAAAGAGAATCGCAGGGGGTAAATCTGAGTGGAGTTCGCCCCGTTATTCAGGGCCTTATGAGACTTAGAGTACGTCTGACCGAGAAGAAGGGGAGCGAGACGCTGAGAAAAAACGGAATCGTGGGTATCAATGACCTGCCCCCCGATCAAGAGCTCAACCTTGGCAATTTCATCTTGCCAACCTTCGGCGGTGCGGTTGGCAGGAGCATTACGGTTGGTGATGTACACGTACCCGAGAAGGTCACCCTTGCGCTCGAAACGCACGGTCGACATACCGTTCACGACGGGGTTACCCTGGATAACCTGCTTCTCGACGGTCTGAGCAAAATTCGTATGGCGCTTGTAGGTGGAACGGAAAAACGAAACCTCGGGACGGCCAACAATGTGCGCATCCTGGGCTCCAATAGCAACTAGCTGGGCGATTCCACCGGACATGTTTTATATTATACTACGGTTTTATTTTTTTAAGCATCAGAATAGAGGGACGTGAGGATGAAGAGACTCTGTGAGTAGAAGTGACACGATACCGATCATGGCGAGTCGGCCGTTCACGAGTTCGGTCTCGGGCTTCCAAAACCCCTGGACATACCCCTCATCCTTGGGGTTCGCTGCTGTACCGAGGAAGGCGAGGGCAGCGACCGCGACAGAGAGTCCAACGTTATCGTGGAATTGCGTGCTGATGGAATTACCGGTCATGACTTCATCGATCACGGCGGCAGTAAATCCGATCATAGCTGCACGACCGTTGACACGCTCGGCGACGGAGAGGTAATCGTTGGGGCGCTCAACCCTCTTGAGAGGAGGAACTCGCGAAGAAACCGTCTTGGGCTTAGACTTGATCTTAGAAGGCGTGTTCACAGCGACGATAGGCTTGAGCGCAGCAATGCAGGACATTGTACTTTTAGATGGCGGGAAATCTTTAATAGATTACATACTAGAGGCTAATTTCATCGTTTGATCGTGAACGTTACCCAAAAAGATTTGCATCTTATCCAATCGTACTTCCATGTTTCGGAGTTGAGTTTCAAGTTCTACTATACGCGCCTTATCAGCTTGTTGTTGACGATCTACTTCTTGCAACGCCGCAGTTGCCACTGTGAATATAGCATCCTTGTCTATTCCATGAAAATCCTCAACTTCCTTTCCAACAAGTTTGGTGTGTCCCAGCCATTCTTTATTGAGAGAATCTACTTCTACTTTAAATCGTGTAGAACTCGTTATTTCTAACACTTTGAAATCCCGTGTTGTTATTGATGACTCATAAAAAAACATGACATTTTTACCAACTTCTATCTGTTCACATGGACTGATGAGTTCTACCGTACCATCTTCAAGTATGTTTGCATCCACAAAATCTTCACGATCGAATGGGGCGGATAATGTAGTCAAATTTGTTGCATACGGTAGGGTTTCGCGAACTTCCTGTGCAATAAATCCATAGACGACTCCCTTGTCCGGTTTCAGTTTATACCTATAGGTCTTGGGTTTGATTTTACGAAGGGTTTCAAGTGCAAGACTGTCGTTTATATCGCGTATATCTTCTTTGATTCTTCGATCACTATACGCAGTCCTATTTAAATACACGGCCTGTTGCGCGTAATGATTAATGTGGAAAACGTGTCCAGACCCAGCTCTGTAACAGTCGATGTGGTGACCGTTATTCGGCCATGTTAACGTAGAACCATATGATGATACGTGACGCTGCTGTCGTAAATTTACCTCATATGTGTATAACTGATTAGCTACAGAGGCATAATTACTAATGAAGGCGTCAGTAGCGTAGACACCATATCTAAGGAACAGGTTTTTCCATTTATACGACGTACTTCCAAGATCTATGTTATTACCTCCATGGTCACCTCCCGCATGATTTGCGGGAATCACGGCTGAATCTGTAAAATGAATTCCGGCACCTTGAGTACCGTTATAATTTCTCCATATACTTCCACCGGTATCGATTTGAACATAACTATTATACGTTCCTCCACTGATACGTGCATTACTGTTCACCTCTAACCTGGTTGCAGGACTCGGCGTCCCTATGCCGACGTTGCGATTAGTTAGGATAGTGAATGTTTCTCCAAAAGTGTCGCTCGGTCGATTTATAGCAAAAACGCTATTTGAACCTTCAGATACGAGCCATTCATTGCCCGCAGCGTTTTTGAGATACAGGGCAGCACCACCACCAGTTCCCGAGCGTTCTAATGTAGCACATCGAAAGTCGGGAGACGATACATGTAATTTCGAACCAGGACTCGACGTCCCTATACCCACATTCCCACCGTCGGCGTTAAAACATAAATATCTATTTGTACTAAAATCTGACGTATCGTAAGCCGATATATGTCCCGCCGTAGACGACACACCAAACAATACGGTTGAGTTCGTCGATCCATACCGCATCTGGCTCACCGCCGAACCGGCTGGGCTTGTGGTAATTTCATTTGCGGAAGAAATGTGTAATGGTGTAAGGGGAATGGTTACCCCTATACCCACGTTCCCCGTAGACCTATAAATATTGGATCCACTTAACGTGAAATAATTGGTTCCGTCGGCTCCATCGGCTCCATCGGCTCCCACGGGACCCTGTGGACCCTGTGGACCAGCTGGACCGGTGGGGCCCGTAGGACCCGTAGGGCCCTGTATACCTTGTGGACCTTGTGGACCCGTAGGACCTGGCGCACCTTGTGGACCCGTAGGACCGGGTACGGTCGAGTCCGCACCTACCGGTATGTTAAAATCGAGTACCGCATTTTCGGGTGTTCCGGAATTGGTAACACTCGCCCCACTGGAATTCGTCACTGTGGTCACCGTACCGACGGTGACAGTACCCGAAGGTCCTTGGACACCCTGCACACCCTGATTTCCCTGAATACCTTGTATTCCCTGGTCACCTCTTGGAATGATAAAATCAAAAACAGCCGCCGATGTTGTACCCGAATTTGTCACGGAGGCGGATGACCCTGCGGCTCCGGTCGTCGTCGTTCCAACTTCAATTGTTGCGGCGTCACCTTGGGGTCCGGGTGCGGCGACGACGTTATTTAACCTCGACCCGTCACCTTCAAATTCAGTCGCCGTGATACGCCCCGGATTTGCACTATCGTTGATGATGACATCACTTCCTACGCGAAGATCTGTATTCACGTAGGCGTTACTGTTTACGTGTAAACCCGCATCGGGATCTGCAGTGACGAGACCTACACGGTTGTTATCGGTATCCACGAATAAATGTGAAGAACCCACCAGTAAATTACTGGTAATATCCACCTTTCCTGTGAGTACGTGATGGTTCGTATCACTCATCTACAATTAGTGAAGATCTTTATCCGTTGGTGATTATTGCATCTACATCGTACCGTAACATGTATTCGTGTTCCTGTGGTTCTTTATGAGTATACGTAAAGACCTGGATACCACGCACTTTGCAATGCGCTATAAACTCGTGGTCAAGCGATGTCCAGTGAAGTACCACGCATTGAACACCCTTCGTCACCATTTCGAATTCGTGTGGCACAAAAGTCGTTTCGAGTGTCGTACCTATGTTAAAATTTGAGGGTAATAGTGTCACGAGTTTACGGTTAAAACTGGAAAAGTAAACGTTACTTGTATCCTCGTCTTGGTAAAATTTCTGTAACGCGAACGCGACGAGTGGGTCGTTCCCCTTGATGTCAACTATGAGTACTACATCACGTATTTCCGGGAGAGTGTCGTATATTTCCTGTAATGAACATATACCCGCGTTTTTTAATTCATCGAACGTGAGTTCGTTTACGAACCCTTCGGGTGTATACACATCGTGGTAAACGATGATTTCCCCGGTTTTGCACAATTGCACGTCTATCTCGACACCGTAATATTCACGGTCTAAAGCCTCTTTTATCGCTGGTATGGTGTTATCTTCGTGCTTACTCGAAATTCCTCGGTGAGCGATATATTTCATCCCTACTATTCCAAAACATCTTTTACATCCGGGTCACGTATGTAAAAGGTGTTGGTTTCTCCTTCTGCCGGGTTCGAACCGACGACCTACAGGTTAACAGCCTGTCGCTCTTCCATCTGAGCTAAGAAGGAAGGAGCTCCCACCAAGATTCGAACTTGGGGTGGTGGATTCAAAGTCCACAGTGTTTACCAACTACACTATAGGAGCGGACATATTAGCTTAGACACTACTCTTTAAGTTGGTATAATTGGGTTTCTTTCGTTTGATATCTTCATGAACGTAAGTGATACTGAGAATAAACCCGCAGATGTATTCGCGACGATCATGGGGACCACCGTATAATACACGGAGTATACGAGACCGAGTGTACTGGCGAGTAAATTTAGGTTTAGAAACGTGTAGTTGATCGCATGCGTATCTTTCGTTTTGTACACGTGGACAACCTGTGGAACGAACATGATCGCTATGAGTATGGAACTTAGTAATCCTAATGTGTCTACGACAACATTCATCTTAGTATGTACACGTGTGTATCGTTTAAGCACCTCTTTCGAGCGTTTCGATACGCCCGGTCAGGTTCACTAGAAGTGTATTAAAGTGCGTTTGGCGGTTTTCGAGAATAGCCACCTTATTTTTGAGTCGAGTATTTTCGGTCTGTAATTCGCGGGTATAATCTTTAGTTTCGGTCGTTCCAGAAGGTATCGCCGGTTTCACCGGCCAAACGGGGTTCGCTGGATCCTCGGTCGTCGAGGGAAGGTCGCGTAAGGCTTTACGGTACGTGAGCCATTGTTGGTACGACGCGTCATCGATCGCATAATCTTCTGAAAAGATCCAATCCACCTCGGCGAGGCGCTGGTTACGTTCTTGGCGGAGTTCCTTAAACGAATACTCTCGTAGAATTTCTTGGAACTTCGCTTCAAATTCTTCTTTCGTTGGTTTTGTATATCCGTCTGGTAATAAGATAGATTCCCACGTTTCTTCCCATTTCATTTCGGGGGGAGAAACGCCTAATCGAACCATCGTTTCGTAAACGACGTTACCGATAAACCCGAGTGGTGGATCGCGTATCATCTTATCCTAATAAATATCCAGAAAAATATCCAAGACCGTCACCGTAATATAAGTCACAGGCGGTTTGACAATCGTGTAATCCCATTTGAACATAATCACCCGCATTCATAAATCTCAAAAAGGTTATGGTAACCGTGTGGTGTTCGGACGTTGTATTTCCTCTGTTATACGATATACCTCTCACATTAACATTTGAACCGTTAACGTAAAACGAAACTTCTAAAATTCCATTTCCGGATCCACGATATCTATACAATCCAGCTCCCACAAAATTATAAAGTCCTGAAACGGGTATGTAATACCTACCATTACTTAAATCGAACGTACCCGCTGTATCTACCCTTTTACTATCCCAATTTGTTATTACACCGGTTGTGTTTATTTCTGCTGTATAATTAGTTGTATCATCTCGCCATACGTAAAATGCCGGTCTCTGCTGATTTGTGATCACACCGTCAACGTTCAAGTTCCCTCTCACGTCCAACTGCGCTTCAGGGACTTTCCCTATACCGACGGCCGTGTCGCTGATGACCATGGACCGCCCGGTTCGGCCCAAGTTGTAGAGTTTGCGGACCTCCGAGGGTTCGAGGATCGTGTCATAGAGTTTGGGGTTAGATATATACCCTGGAAAAGCTTCATTCCCCGATGCATTACCCGCACCTACGTACCAGTAATTTGTAGTGACGTTTAAAGTACGCGCTGTACCACCGAATGTACCGGTCATTGGTTCGCCATTTAAATAGAGTTTAAAAATACTCGAAAAGTTACTAGACGTAATACTACCGGTACCTTGTTTGATCCCGACTACGTGATACCATTTGTCACTTTCAATGACACTAGCAACATCAAGGCTACACCCAGAACCGATACCTATTCTTAACGTTCCACTATTTACACCCACAAACAATAAATTACTAATGTTATAATGACCTAACCACATGATTGATTGGTTTGAAGCTGATGCGTTTGTGGTTTTAAACCAAGCCGACATTGAACATATTTTATCTCCAGTCATCGCGGGAGAAAGTGGACCACTATAAATAACTCCATTCACACCGTCAAAATCAAACGCCTTATCCGCTGCGGAATATGTTGGTGCACCAGAGGCATTACTAAACGTCCCATGATTCCCCTGCCCCGAGATATCTGTGGGTGAGGAGTTCACGGTGGTATCGAAATCCACCACCAACTTCTCGGGTCTCGGGGTTTCCGTATCCACGTCGTACCGCGAAATGCGGGGAACATCGAGGCTTCGTGTGAGCGAGAGAGAACCCTTATCGAGGGTCGTGGGACCAGGGGTGCCGAAGTAGCGGAGTTCGCGAATAGCCAATGCATCAACATCTCCGGTAAGATCGGTGCGTATTGCTGTCACTTGTAAGACGAGAGACGAATAATATTCGTCTATATTTACATCTACGAAGTATTCGTCCGCAGCGGTTGAGAAATTGAAACTAGAAATTTGTTCCCAGTAAACATCATCTTTCGAACCCCACACAATACCACTTTTAGGCTGACGAGGGGGTGGGGAGGTTTCTGTGGTTGCCCGTGGCGTTATTTGAACTTTTAATGGTTTTATGGTATAAGGTAATTTCAATTTCATCCACGAACCCTTTACACCCTGAAAAATATCGGGAGTCAACGCCGTGTCAGCTAAACCTGTAGTTGCATTGTATGTATCAACTGATGATCCATTACCTGCGGAAGCCCAAAACGTATTAAATGTTTTATCAAATATATTATATGCTGCATAAGTCGACGATGAACTCCACAAACTGCTCGCACTCACACAAAACACCCCATGACCCGGAATCAAAGTCTCGTAATCATCCATAGGACCCGGAGGATACTCTTGGAGCCGCTCATCTCCCGCGAGTTCCAATTGGCCCGAGGGTTCGGTGACCCCCACGCCCAAGTGGCCCTTGTACAGGGTGACTTGGGACTTGGACCCCAAGAAATAGTCTTTTTGGTAATCGTAGAGTTCCTTGACCTGGTCGGCGTTCAGGGCCTTGGAGTAGAGACGGAAGTTCGCGATGGAGCCATTGAACGCTTCACCACTATTCGTGTTCGTACCGAGTGTCAGTTGAGTTCCAGTGAGCGTTGTCGTCGAACCCCCACCATGACTGGATAATTTTGGTTCTTTTCCATTTATGTACATTTTGAAATTTGTAGAGTTAAGGGCGGCTTCGCCATTCGCAACGAGTGTGACATGATACCATTGGTTAAGTAAAATAGCTTCAGCTGATAAAGTACCATCACTGTAATTACTGAAATTGAATTGACTAGAGGGATTTATCGTAAGTCCAATCATTTGTCCACTGGTCGAAGTACCTATTGTAGCTACGTAATTCCAACCCGTACCCACTACAGCTGTTCGTTTCATCCAGAAAGACATCGTGAGTACTGGAGATGTATCAGCTCCGAAATTATGCGTCCCAGTGATTTTACCATTCGCAGTTCCATCAAACGTGAACGCCTTATACGTAGAATCAAATGTAACACCAGTTCCAGCTGTACCATCTTGGTCGCCACCAGCCTTATCGACGACCCCACCAGCTCCAGTGAAATCCGAAGCCTGTGTATAGTCTTGCCCATCATAGTAGACCTCCAACTGGGTCCCCGTGGTCGCCGGCACGTTGTACACGGACTTTAGGGTGGTATCTAAGGAGCCACTACCTTCTTCGTAGCCGTAGTATTCGAGTTCTCGGAATTCAAGTATAGTACCACCAAGATATACAGCTGATGTATGTATTCTAGTTACAACAAGTCTTATGTACCGATAAGCCGATTTTGTTGCGTAATCTGCAATATGAACTCTATGTGTCTGACCCGCCACGGTCGTCGATAACCCAGAAAAGGTTCCAATTACATCCCAAGTTGAATTATCATTAGAACCCAAGAACGTTCCTTCTACAGGGGTTCGACCATAATAGGTATGTGACGTAATTTTGGCGTAACTCAAACGAATCTTAGTAGCTAAATCTAATGTAATAGCGACACCTTGATGTGTGCTTCCATCAGTCGCTGTAGTTGTTTGTGCGGAACTCGTTGAATTTCCACCAGAATAAACTGCTTCTGATTGATAATTTGTTGATAGGAAATCAAATAATCGGTATGCATATGCATCCGCGTTTCCGTGTGAGGCTGTGTTTGTTTGATCTACCACGTAACCGTTCGTACTCGAATTATCATTCGCCGTCATAGCCACCTCCGGGTACTTCCGCAGGGGTCGATCGTGGGGTCCCGTGTACTCGGCGACGACGTTGGAGTCGGACATGATCGTCGTGACGTGTAAATTCCCCGTGACTGTTGCTTCTTTCGATGCGAGTAAGTGCTCGGAAACGGTGAGTGTATCCGTCACGGTAGCATTTGCACTCACGGTCAAATCAGTCGAAACGGTTGTGTTTCCAGTCACTACGAGGTCCCGGCCGATCTGAGCATTCGCGGTTGTCACGAAGCCTGTCGTCACGTTCGCAAACTCTAATGTGAGTGACGTGGCGTTTCCCGTGTTGGAAACACTCTGAAGACCGTGTGCGGTCTCTACATTTATTCCACCAATATTCATCGCTTGCGCGTAGACGTTTCCTGAAACCACCCGAAGGTGAGCGTCCCTGACGTTCAAGTACGTATTCAGATTATTGATAGACATCTAATATAACGTAAGAAATGATTTACGTGTTATTAGGTGTGACTATTCTTCTTCGAGTATAGCTGTCGCATCCGGTCTCGTCGGCCAAACGGCGTTCGCTGGATCGTCGATCGTCGAAGGAAGATCGCGAAGGGCTTGGCGATACTCGAGCCATTCCCTTTGTTTTTCGAGGGATGCGTGTGGCCAATCGGGGAGGGCATACTTATCCGTGTCACGTAAAAATTGATCGCGTTTAGACTTTAAAACGTCCATTTAAGATATACTAAGAATTAATATACACTGGGTCGAACGAATATACGTGCACACACCCAATTTGTACTAGAAGCCATATTTTCTGCAGTGCCATCGTCTTTATGGAGTCCGCCGTATAATATTCCGACATGATTAGCAACCGAACCCTGATGTATAAGCCAACCACCATCACTGTACCCATAATCATTATAGGCTCCTTGTTGACCACCGTACGCACTTATAGAATAATGCCATGATGTATTGTGTTTATGAAGTCCATAAGCCCCATTATCCACTGGGGTTCGGGATGTAAACGTGTATCCATCTGAGCTTGTAGCCAGACCGGAACGACCGATATTTCCAGCTGCTTGACCGGGATTTAACGCCTCTGACAAATTGACTCCCCGCCAAATAGCCCCCATACGCATACCCCCTTCGTACCGACTCGCATAACTACCACCCGACACGTACACCATAACATCCAAATCGTACCCACTATTATTCGAAAGAATGTTAATCGGAACTGAGAATGTATTATCCCAGCGTATATTTTTTGAATCACCTAATTCTTTGGTAAATAGATCGAGATCACCGTTGGTGGGGTGACCTCTTGTTTGATACCCGTTTATGGAAAGTTGAGCCATACACATCCATCCACCACCCGCTAAATCGGGTTCGCAATACACGTTGTAAACTTTACCACCACCTTGTGTACCTATAATAGGATATACACCCTTTGTACAATTTCCATTCGCCATGTGATCCCACATCGTAGGTAACGCGAGTGGGCGACTCGTTATGTACCGGATATCTCCCATGACGTTTATGGGTCCGGAAATGTGAAGAGGTTGGGGGTTTGCCACACTCCCCGTTCGACCCATATCGTAGAGGGTCTTGACCTCAGAGGCTGTGAGGGCGACGTCGTAGAGTTTGAAGTTGGAGATTTTGAGTGGTGCTGGGTAATTAACCAATCCTAAGTCAGTTCCTAATATCAAAAAGGAATCCGAACTAAAATTCTGTGTTTGTGATGCGGTACCGTCACCAAAATTCGATGTTACGTCGACCCCGTTTATGTAAACCTTCTTATTCGTGGTATTTGGTATACCTCCCACGAACGTAATCATAACATGGTACCACGAAGTGTCTAGAATTTGATTGGTGGTGGAATATATATCGTTACTAAATCCGTATGCGTATGTATCATCCCCGCTTGTATATATAGAAAAGGCAGTTGCTTTGCCCGTACCCACCGTTCCCATAACAAACCAATCTTGTCTCGCCGTCGACAGGTTCGTTCTTTTAAACCAACCGCCTATAGTGTGCGCCTGGTCACCCGTAAATGCTTTGAGTTGATTGGTTCTTATGAAATTACCAACAGTTCCCGGAAACACCAAAGCTTTATCAGTTGCATCATACGATGCCTCGCCATAGAATATCCCATCATTCCCCCGCCCACTTGTATCCCTGACAAACCCCTCGAACGTGGGGTTGGTCGAGGTGTTGTATTCCACAACGAGTCGGTCTCGACGGGGTGTATCGTCCGCGTCTAAGGGTGGACCTATCCGGGGAACGTTGAGGTTCTTGGTGAGGGTCAATTGACCATCGTGGAGGACGGATTGACCCTGTTCGCGGGTGCCGAAATAACGGAGTTCGATAGCCGTCCAAACTGTATGTCCCGTGGTGGACGTCGCAATTAACGCGTATTCGTTATAGTAAGTATCGTTCGTGAAACTAATTTCAGCGGATAGTTGGGGTGCATCTCTCACACCGTATACAGCGTATAAATTTGTGATTTCGTGAACTCGTGTCCACTCAGAATTTTTACCGTTGCGTCCGAGTAAAAACCCATCATTCAAACCTCTAAAAGTGCTGCTGAAATATGATGTTATTTTAAAACCATTAAGTTTGACTTTATACGGGAACTCGAGAGAAATCCAATCGCCACCAATCCCACCTAAAGACTCTGTGCCGTTATACGTGGGTGTAGTTCCTGAAGCAGTCCCAGAACTCGCTCCAGTATACCCGGGTACACTGTGCATCCATCCATCGTCGACATTTTCCGAACTTTTATTGAACGCTTTCCACGTTAACCTCGGAGTCGCGGTATATTCATCACTCGCACTTGCCCTAAACACTCCGTGTCCTTCCATATACGTCTCGTAGCCCGTCATAGCCCTCGGAGGAAACTCTTCCAAGTTGTGCGGCTCATCCGCCACGCTCAAAGATCCTTGGGGTGCATCCGTGCCTATCCCCAATTTTCCTTGTTGAAGCACCATCTGCGGTTTCGCACGCCCGAACTCCTCCTTTTGAGCATCCCAAATCTCGAGGGCTTGGTCTTCTTCGATGAACCTATCGTAAACCCTGAAGTTCGCCACCTTATCGATGTTTCCACCGCCGATCTGGATGGGGACCGGGGAGGCCTCTTCTGTACCGTAGAACTCGAGTAGAGCAATATTAAGATAAGGTGAAGCTTGAGTATGTGTAACTTGAAGCCTATATTCATTATAAGGGATTAATGTAACTGCAGACCCACCAGAGGGTGTATACGACGAACTCACTGTATGAAGATATTTAACACCACCGCTGATCGTCGGTAAAGTTATAGCCTCGAAACGATGAATTTCTTGAAACGTACTAAATCCATCGTTGGAACCATATAAGAACCCCGAATAAGGTCCCTCAAAATCTCGGTTCATACGTGTCCAGTGTTGATAACTTGTTAATAACACTTTATTCGGAAATTTAACATTTATCCATTCACCGTTACGGCTATTGAAAGTTGTTGTTCCCGTTGAAGCTCTACCAGTCCCTGAACTTGCGTACGTATTTATGGCCGAGTCCCAAGATTGTCCACCCGAACCGGATGTTAGATCAACGACTCCATCAAACGCTCGCCACGCGTCCGTTGGGTGAGTACTACTGTATTTTGTACTAGCAGACACTACGTATCCACGACGTGCAACGGCATGATATCCATTTGTGGGAGCTGTGTCATGATCAGTAAAATTCACGTGTGGATACTTCAAGACGTTCGTGGGATCGGGAAGGCGAACCAGGTCATTTTCGCGGTGGCCGTAGAATCTGATTTCACCTAACGACGTGTATCGTCGGTTACTACTTTGAGTGCCGTCATATTGAACCTTTTCTATGATTATGCGAACGTACTTGTAACCCTTACCTACGTTCGTGTTTACTGCGTAAGTATTAAACGCGTTATCTGTCCAAGACGTTTGGTCTGCGAACGCGTGAAGAGTTTCCCATGTGGTACCATCATTACTACCAGCAATCACACCTTCTTTGGGTGCGCGCCACTGATCAGTGTCTGTTTGTGCCGCTAGTGCGATATACGAGAGACACATCTTGTTCGGAAATTCCATCTGAATCCATTCACCACGTTTCGGAACACCATCGACAGTTGTGAGATCTGCGAGTGACGTAGCTACACCGGTTGTCTCGTCGTAATTAATAGCCGTTCCGGATATCCAACTATTATCGCTAGGTGCATGCGCCGTTTGATCATCAAATGCGTACCACGGAAGATAACTGGGATGGTGACTACTCGCACTCACCACATACCCACCTTGGGAGTACCCCGTCATCTCGAACGGTGGGTAGTCCCCGAAGGTATCTTCGGCTTGGTCCTCCGAGACCTTTCGGCCATCGAGGTAGGTGACTCGGGAGCCACCTTCACCTTGGTACGCGTAGGTCAGGTTGTGCCACGTGTTCGATTGGAGATCCAAGTTCACAGAATCCAACTTTTCTTCCGAAGCAATAGAAAAAACGCATGTGTTGGAGACGTTCGCTTCTAAGTTGGAAGAATTGAACCACACGGAAACTGCGTGGGGTTGGTCACCTTCGAGGAATGTATTCGCCTCTACGGCAAGGTTAGACGTGAGCGTTCCGTTAAGGGTCCAGTATTTACCGTCCGCGACGTACGTCGATTGATTCCCCGAAGGATCGGGACCACCCGAAATCTGGTTCGTCCCTACCCCCGTCGCACCATCGACGAGGACCTGGACACTCGTCGTTTGGGGGTTATTGAAGCGAGACTTAAAGGTCGTATCGACCGAATGGTCACCCGCGGGTGGGTCCTCTTCGTAGCCGTAGAAATCTATAGAATTAATTTGAAAACGCGTACCGTCAACATGTGCCGTGACACTTCTCACAACGAAGGCATGGTACTTGAAATAACTCGTGGGTGAAGATATCGTCGCTGTATTAACATCTTGTGCAGTAAATGTTCCGGAATCGAGTAGTGTCCACCCGGTAGAACCACTCGAATTACTTCCCAATACAGAGTAATTGACGACACGTCTGCTCGAGTTTTTACACGTCACGGTAACCTTCGCCATTTCAAGGCACTCGGACTCCCCATAATGACATGATCTCCATCATGATTCGTGGAGTTTGTATCGGTCAATCGCTGTTGAATACCTGTGTAACCATAGTCATAATTTCCCGATGTATCGTAATCTTCAGCATTTTTCCAAAACGTCTCCGAGATTCCATCGAAAGCCTTCCATCCATATCGTCCACCACTATCGGTCGAGTGTTGAGATGTTTTCAAACTGTAGCCACCCTGAAACACGGTGGAAGGGCCGTCCCAATACTGGTCGGACCCGGCTACAATCTCCGTTATATCAAACTTCCCCTCTCCAAAAGCAATCTCCGGATACTTCTTAAGCGTCGCGACCCCGCGTCCGTGCGGACCCGAAACGTCCGTGATCACGTTGGAATTGTGCTGGATGCCTTTCGTCTGGATGCGACCCGTCGTCGTATCGACCATGGTATTCGACGTGCCGACGAACGTGACCATGTTCGCGTTCCGGATCTGTAGATTATCGATCGTCTGTTCCAGCGACATATCTACTATGAAGGGAGGTTTTTTTAAGTGACGGAGTCACTTGGAACTCTTTTTCTTGCAAAGTGGACTCGATCCACTTTGGAGGAAAAGAATGAGTGACGTATCACTCGGGAGGGACGGGCCAAACCGGGTTCTCCGGATCTTCAGTATTCGCGGGAAGGTCACGGAGGGCTTGGCGGTAATCGAGCCATCTTTGTTTCGCTTCATCGCTCGCGTGTGGATAGTCAATCGTCGTGTATTTGTCAGTTTGGTCGAGAAGCGTGTTACGCTCTTGACGAATAAAACTAAAGAATAAACCCCGACGTTCATCATCTGTCGTCATTTTCGATAATACTTTAGAGTGTACGGGTTCATCATTATAAATATCTTCAAGCTTCATATATTTAACCAATAAAATATCCAGAAAAGTTGAAACCACCACCGTTTGATACATAAAGTGAGTTTACGGATCTTGAATATGGTACGACGGTTTCGCCCTTTTTTAAGAATATATTTACCGATGAACCTATATGATAACTCATACCAAGGTCTATCTGTTGTGCGACACCGAGAAGATAATCATTAACACCTGAGTTCGGACCATTGTATGGTTCCGTGTCATTTTTAGTTAACATAAATGCCACATAATCATTACCTGAGTTAGTTTTAAAACCGATGTTAAAAGAAAAATGATAAAACCCCGACATGGGCGCTGTAAAAATAGTTTTTGTACCTGTGTTAGTTGTCGTCGGATAATCCACGAATGAAATCACGTTATGTGTATCATACTCCAGCCACGTTCTTTGTATAAACGGTAATGGAGTTCTATATACAACATTCCAATTTGTACCGGTGGTAGTACCCCATGAACTATAATCAACACCCCAATAATCACCCGTATGTATAGTGAAACATGGTATCGTACCCGGACCGTATAATCTACCCATCACGTCCAAAGCCGCGCGAGGCTCCGACGTCCCAATCCCGAGCCGCCCAGCCTTGAGGGTCATACCCATGTCCCCGTGCCCGAAATATTCCTTCTGGTAGGAGTAAAGTTGCCACACTTCATCAGGTGTCAAGACTCGGTTAGAAAAGCGGAAATTGGCGATGGAACCACTGAACATATACGTGGTAGTTGTTCCACTATATCCACCTACATTTAAAGTGCTATTAGTTATATTCAAATCAGCCAAATTTCCAGAATGAGTTGTGAATAATCGTTGACCATCTACATATATTTCTCGCCCAGCCAATCCCTGTGTACCATTATATGTACACGTTAAGTGATACCATCGATTATTTTCAAGTTTGGTATTTGCCTCGACATTATTGGTTCTGAAATTATAGTTAATTAAGTCATTTTCGATATATATTTCAATTCTTTTATTATCGGTATTATCACCAATCCACATTAAAGTATCACCACCCGTCGATGTTAAGTTAGTTCCCTTAAACCACATCGATATAGTGTGAATGTAATTTCCGCTCACGGGTGTACTCGAAGATAGATATTGACTAGAATTTGCGTCAAAAGTAAACGCTTTTTGTGTCGCATCAAAACCAACACCATTAATGGGCGTGGCATCGTATGTACTCACACCCGTTTTATTATCGACAGTTGTCGGCATTGATGTATAGTCTTGTCCGTCATAGTAGATATCTAACCAATCCGTATTCGGTACGTTGGGGTAGGAGGTGACCTTCATATCTACCCCCGCAGCGTCGGGGTCGTATTCGGGGACGCCGAATATCTTCCATTCACCAACACCAGCGAAGACCTGACCGTTATTCTTATGTATGATGAGAGCAAATGTGTCGTAATATCCCGACACGTTAAAATTATCAACCACGTATTCTTGATATAATCCAGTCGGTGTGAAATTTTGTATTGTCCCCATCGCCGTCCATGTAGTACCGCTATCGTTAGACGCCCATATTTCTCCTTCTTTTATACACGATAAGAGTCCCTGGTTATTGTTAGCTGACTCTGGGCGTGGCTGAACTGTAAAATATACAGGATTTATTCTTTCAGGTAAAACAATCTGCACATATTCACCCGTGAGTGAACCACTATGAAGTTGTGCCGATAAAAGATATTCACCCGTGCTCGTGCTATATCCAGTCGTCCCAGATGTTGGTGCGAGCCATGCTCCAGATGGAGTACTAAGAGTAGTAGGTGGCGTAAATGCACCATAAAATGTTAGACCGCTACTGTAATCATCGCTACCAGAAACGGTATATCCTTGGTTTAGGCCGTTTGCAGTTAACACAACTCTAGGATACTTAATAAGCTTTTTAGATCGCGGAAACTCCGTGACGACGTTGGAGTTAAGTTTAATGGAAGCTGTATTTGCTGTGTGGAGCATGTCGATGTCCCCTTCAAGGCGGGTATGACCCACCACGTGGAGGTTAGATGTAGGCCCACCAACACCCACACCAACACCGAGGCTTCCTGTGGTCGTATCGATCACCGTATTCGATGAAGCCCCGACGAAAGTCACCTTATCGACGCTCTTGAAATCGAGCGTGCCTTGGGGTGTTGCGATAGGCATATCTATTATGTGTCGAGAGTATTTTCTTACAAAGTGGGACTCGATCCACTTTGGAGGAAATGTGTTTATGCGCTAGGAGTAGGAGGTATGGGCCACTCTATGTTCACGAGATTACCGTGTTCATCTAACGTAGGCCGGGCTGTACTCGGAAGATCCCGAAGAGCCTGGCGATACGTCATCCAATTTTGAATATCCGACTCGAGTCTGTGAGGGTAATCACGAGTCATGTATTTATCACTCTTATCGAGTAAAGCATCTCGTTGTTCTCGCATTTTTGTAATAGCTTCAGCGTGTGTTAATTGATAAAGTGTCAATTCGTACATCTCGTCGGTCGGTTTGTAAAAATTTCCATCGTTAAATACGACACTTTCCCATGTACCGTTAGACGTATACGGTACACCCGGACACATGGCTTCCAATACCTGGGCAAGCATTTAGTATATAGTAAGATTTTATGAAAGAAATTCAACAACAACCGAACCGTTTAACGATGAGTGATTACCCAAGAAAGTACGGTTCGTCGCATTCGTCGTGATATACGACGTACCACCTCTCGCGGTGTTAGTACCAGTAGAATCGTATCGAAGAGCGGCGCGTCCACCCGTCGCACCCGCACCTCCACCAGCCGAGTCTCCGGATTCGGAACCACCTCCACCGAAGCCTCCGTGTGTTGTTCCGGTACCACCCATAGCACCACCCGCTGGTCGCACACCACCCCGTGCACCCGAAGGATCGCCGTCTGCGGTCCAGCCAGCTCCACCACCGTTATTGTTCCAGTGGGACGTACCACCAATACCTAAGGTACCTTGTGATGATCCATTCGCGGCACCCGCTGTTCCCGAATTATAGTGTCGGGGTCCGGCACCTCCACCTCCACCTGCAACCATATACACATCATCATTATTCGTATAGGTTCCGGGTTTAAGGACCCATGTCGCACCGCCGCCGCTACCAGACCTATAATTACCTGTCGACTGGGGAGGATTTTGTCCTACGATAAATACGATTTTCGTATTCGCATCCAAAGCAAAATCGGCTCGAACAGCTGCCCCATTGCCAGGTGAATTATTATACGAACCGATGGCTGACGATTCTTGACCACCTTGTGCACCGTACGCGGTTATGCGATACGTCCCGGTTTTGGGTACCGTCCATAATTGGAAACCGCGTGTCGTGATATTAAAGAGGGTTGTATCATTCCACGGACTTATGTTACCATACGTAGCTATCGCGTCACTGAGCTGAGGACCGTACCTCGAATCCCCGTTACAGTGTGTAAACGTATGTGTAGTGAATGAATAGAGTACGGGAGGATCGGCTACACTGAGATCCACCCAATTACTCGTTCCCCATCCTTCATATTTATACGTTGTGTTATTGAACCGTATCATACCGGGTCTCGTCGTTTGGGTAATCGTCGCGGGTCTCTGCGCGGTCGTACCAACGGGAAGGGATAAATAGCCCGTTCCACCAATTTCCGCATTCGCGGTCGTCACAAACCCAGTGGTTGAATTCGTGAACTGGACGGTATTCGAAGTGACGTTTCCTAATTCTACGACATCGTGAAGATTCGATGTATTCGCGGGAGTACCCACAACTTCAACGGATCCAAGCAATAAAGTCCCACCTACGTTAAGGTTAGACGTGGTAGTCACACCCGTCGTGACATTCGTAAAATTTACCGTTCCGGGAACATCGGACGCTGGGGGCGCAAACTCCATAGCCCCGAGTTTCAACACGTCAGTCATGACGTTCCCTGAAACTTTTAGATGCGCATTATTGATGTTGAGAACCGAGTTCTCGTGCGTCACGTAATACGACATATCTACTATGAAGGGAGGTTTTTTTAAACTGGTGGAAACCCGAAGGGTTTCGTCTGTTTGATACGGGACAAGTGCTTCGCGCTTGGAACTCAAGTTCTTGCAAAGTGGGTTGCACTTTGGAGGAAAAGAACGAGTGACTATGTTACTCGGGAGGAGTTGGCCAAATGGGGTTCTCTGGATCCTCAGTATTCGCGGGAAGGTCGCGGAGGGCTTGACGGTAATCGAGCCATGCCTGTCTTATTTCATCGCTCGCATGTGGATAATCTGGTGCCACGTAAGAATCACTTTCTTTTAATTTTTCATCACGTCGCTTACGAAGTATTAATAATGCTCGTTTACTGGCAAAAACCACTTCGAAATTTTCTCTACTCGGTTTTTCTTCATTCTCAATTTCAAAATCGTCATATGAGAACCCTGTAAATATTAATTTTCTTTTAATTTTATCATTTTCACCGCCATTCGGTAACGGTATTAATAAGTTTATTGTTTCGTGTAAAATATCATACAGTTCAAAATTAGACAGTTGCATACTTTATTTTAGCATTTTATTTTATCCAAATATACGAGTTGTATCCAGTTTTTAACGGAAAATAGCTAAGTTCACTCGCGGCGTCAACATCGGTCGCGTAAAATTTCTTTATGGGTAAATATGTATTACCGTCTTCTACAAAATACGCTATTGATTGATCCCATACACCTCCTATATTATTATCGGTTGGATCCTTACCGAGTGCTAAGGCACCCTGTGCGTTCCAACCATTAAAACTTAAACTTGTATTCGGTGGGAGATTATATGTAGAAGCCGGACCGGGTGAATCGGCCCAAAAATTGGAACCGTTATGCGTCTGTATACCAACATATGATTTAGTTGTGTTAGAATAAGTCCAACCAACGGAACCCTGACCCCACCTTTCAAACGTCTGGCGTATCTGTGTCGCAGTGTTCTTCATGCGATTTATAAGTTCGTCACTCTGTACAAATGTAAAAGTTGATGTACTATTTACAGATGCTGATAAATTTGCCCCATTTCCCGTACCACCCCACGGACTAGACTGGGTGGCGTAATCCGCGGCGTATTCTACGCGCATCCAACCACCAGTTCCTATACCACTCACGGTTCCATCTAAATCACAATAAATTTGAGTCGGGGTACCGTAACCCTCTGGACGTATCCAATAAAATCCACTGTGACGCATGTTATTATTGAGTAAATACACCGCGCTAGGCGCTGCCTTTTCTGGGGATGACCCGTCTAACAAGAATTGTAAACGCATACCGTTAACGAGAATATCTCCTCGAATATCCAATACAGCCCTCGGTTCTGTTGTTCCCACACCTAATCTCCCATTTTTAAACGTGACAACATCCGGTTGTTTATTGAAAAACTCTTTTTGATACGCGTATAATTGCCATATTTCATCTTCCGAAATGGGTCTATTATATAATCGGAAATTCGCGATCGAACCATGAAATTCATTCCCATTGTTATTTCTGCGTCCCAATTGTAATTGTGCACTCGCAGGTAAGTCTAGAAGTTTTCCATACGTTCCACCACCGGATGTAGTGAATATGGGTGCATATTGACCATCTATGAAAGCAAGTCTCTGTTCACCGTCATACGTTACTACGAGATGATACCATTTATTTACGCTCGGAGTTTCGTTATTGGGAAACGAAATATGTACATCGTTACCCCAAAAATAATAAAGTAATTGATACCCTCCTTCAAACGTCGTGTTCAATCTTACACCTAGTGCTTGGTGATCTGTTCCTTCACCACCGGATGCGGATATACTGAATAGTGCATCGTCTCCAACGTTACCAGTATTTATAAATTTATCCATTCTGAACCATATACTAGCTGAATGCGCTTGATTACCCACGAAAGTAGAAGGTAAAGTGGCTATAAACGTATCTGTTCTCGTATCGTCACCACCGAATTTCCATGCTTTATAATCACTATCAAAAGTTATGGTACTCCCGCTGTTTGAGATTGTGGCATTTTGTGCGGTCACACCAGTCTTATTAGTTACAGTATTCTCGACTGAAGTATAATCCTGTCCATCATAGTATACAACTAACCAATCAGTATTAGGAATATTATTCACAGATCTCATGATTATATCAGTTCCGTGAACTTCAGGATCATATTCCGGTACACCGTATAATTCCCATGAATAGAGAGATGCTGCGTGGTGTCCGTTTGTCTTGTTTATGATCATCGCGTACTTAGAAAAGAATAGGTTATTGTCCGTGTAATACATAGGAGAATATGTAGCTTCATCTTTACCCGAACTTGTATATGTTACAGTAGAATTGTAACCAGCTGCTGTAGCCTGTACGATTGTTACATCAGAATTTTGCCAGGCGATATTTCTAGGTGTTTTGTAAATAAACCTACTCACATATTTCCAACTAGAAGTGGTCGTATCATATCCATAAATTATACCTTCGTACGGTGTATGCAAATTTGGACCCGAGAATCTAAATGTTTTCAGTGACATCTTTTCGGGCAATTCTAAGGCTATCCAATCACCCGGTTCGGAGCCTTGGAATAAATATTCAGACGCAGAGCCCGTCGGACTCGAAGGATTGCCAGTACTAGTATTATTATTGTACCTACTATCATTCGTTCTCCAACGATTGGTATAAGTATCGTTCGCAGTAGTGCTAATATTATCAAACACTTCCCAATCAAAATTATTATTCACCGAATTCTCATCACTAGATGTTACGGTATAACCCTGACTATTATCACTTGTCAACGCCACCCTTGGATACTTGATGAGTTTCTTGGATCTGGGAAACTCTGTGACCACATTGGAGTTGAGTTTGATGGAAGCCGTATTAGCTGTGTGGAGCATGTTTACGTTTGAGACCACGTTCAGGTCTGAAAGGTTCCCACTCACAGTTAGGTCATTCCCTACTTCCACATTCCCCGTAGTCACGATTCCCGTCGTCGCGTTCGAAAACTCAACAGTTAAAGGCGTCGTATTTCCCGTAGCCGTTACAGCCTCGAGATCATGACGCGCGACCACGTTTACGGTACCCATGGTTAATACACCACCAACGGAGATGCTGTTAGAGATGTAGGCGTTCCCGGTGATGTATAAATTGGAACTGGGATGGTCCGTTCCTGTGACCCCGATTCCTAGACTCGTCGTTGTCGTGTCGAACATGATATTCGAGGTTTCACCGACGAACGTTGCCCTATTCGTCCCCTGAAACTTAAGATGACCGTTCGTGGACATATCTATTATGTGTCGAGAGTATTTTTAAATGTAATAACCACGAATTTTTACATAAACCCAGCCAGTACTACTAGAATTACCGTAATTAGAATAATATATTTGGTTATTTTCCAGTGGTATAATCACTGACGAATGCCAATTACCGAAATAGTGTGTAAATCCGTCACTTTCACCTGGCATAAGAATTTCAACGGTCTGTCGAGTGTCTACACCATTACCAAAAGTTGGAGATGGTTGCCCTGCTCCACCCAACCAATTCTGCTGATTGGCTGTATGATTCTTACCCATAACGTGAATTTGATGGTCACCATTCCCCGATAGACTATCTCTACTTAAAAACACTTCAGCTAATACAGCTTTTGCGCCAGTGGGAATTTCACTAGTCGAATTAAACGTAATCTTTACGTTAGGTGTTTCGGTATTAGTATAGGAAAACTCTTTAAAAAAACCTGTATCGAGTAAATAAAGCATAGACGCCGGTCCATGATTCGCACCAGTTGTCGGTCCGGGTATATTCACATGCCCCGTAGAATCAATAGACATTCTGAGTGTTAAGTCATCGCCACCAGTCCCCGTACCGGGTGACGTGTAAAAGGCTAATCCACCACCCCAGCTATTATCATGATCATAACCAGCTATACCCGCTAAATTATACTCACCAGCGTTCGGAAAGGTTCCCTGTGGGTGCTGATTGGTAAAACGCAGCAATGCCCCACTACCGGGACTATGCCATTTACCTTGTAATCGCAAACATTCGGTCGGTTTTCGGTTACTCGTGTTCCCGGTCAAACCTGAAATAAAGGCGTCACCCGTACCAGTGGTATCGGTATCATCTGTAACGTGGAGGGTTGTTCGAGGGGCGGTCGTGGCTATGCCGACGTTGCCAGAGTTCATAATAGTCATAGATTGTGCTTCTATGCCTCCATTTAGAGTATGGAGGGATAATCCGGAACCGATACCTTGTGAAATAAATCCCTTTATCACACCACCATACCCTGTACCCTTCTCAAGTATTAAACCGGTGCTACTGACTCCTGTTGCATTCGCAGTGCTATAAAGTCTTACCATAGTATTATCCGAAGCATCTGAGCTGGTTTGAACGTCAAAGCTATAAGCGGGGTCTATCGTCCCTATCCCCACTCTCCCGGTCACCGTATCCACGAAGAGGTTCGCCATGCCCACTTCTACATTCCCACTCACTGTCAGGTTGGAAGAAACGTTCGTATTTCCAGTGACGGTTAACTCACCACCCACCTCCACATTCCCCGTAGTCACGATTCCCGTTGTCGCGTTAGAAAACTCAACAGTTAAAGGTGTCGTATTACCTTCCGCGGTCACGGCTTCGAGGGAATGGTGCGCCGATACGTTCACCGTTCCCATGATGAGTGTTCCACCGAGTTCGAGGTTCGTGCTGACGTACGAGTTACCTAAAACGTGGAGATTCGCGTCTGGGGAATCGATACCCACACCGATCTTTCCTGTGACCGTATCGACCACGGCGTTCGAGGTATTGCCGACCCCCTTAAACGTAATTTTGTCTACGTCCGTGAAGACGAGTTGTCCGTTGGTAGACATATCTATTATTTGGTGAGGTTTTTTTAAACTGGGAAAAGCCACCGGCTTTTAGCTGTTTGATACGGGACAAGTGCTTCGCACTTGGAACTCTTTTTCTTGCAAAGTGGGACTCAATTCACTTTGGAGGAAATTACATGCTCATGTGTATCATGCGTACATCATAGTAACCACCAACAACTCTATAATTTATATCAGTCGAAGCTCTTATTTCAATATAATCTCCTTCTTTGACAGATACTATTGTGGATAGACTTCCAGATGGATAACTACCAGATCCACCTTGTATCGTGGCTTGTGTGCTAGTAGACCCATTCACGTATACATAAATCACAACATACACACCCGTTGTTTCAATAGTCACCCGTGATACAGATATGAAATAAATACCGGGAACTTTCACATAATATCGACTAGTTGTGGCATCCCAACTACCTGCTGTATCCATTATGACATTACCTACGGGTAACACGGTTGCAGATGGGACGACATTCGTGTTTGTGTTACCTTTTCCGATAAAAGTCGCTGGACTAGTTCCACGAATGACTCCACGCACATCCAAAGCCGCCCGAGGTTCCGATGTCCCAATCCCGAGACGACCCGCCTTGAGAGTCATGCTCAAGTCCCCGTGACCAAAATGCTCCTTCTGGTATGCGTAGAGTTGATAAATCTCATCGGTAGTCAAAGCTCGGTTAAAGAGGCGGAAATTGGCGATGGAACCTGTGAAATATGTTGCTGCATAGGGATTGTTAATGTTATTCGTCTGAGCACCTATAGTTAAGTAGGGTGTGGATGGAATTGTTATACCAGTACTTCCGGTACCAGTAGCCACCTCTATTCCGTTTATATATAAAGTTGCAGTTTTGTCAGAATAAACACCCGTTACGTGAATCCATTCATTCAACGGTATACTACTAGATTTAGAATTGGCTACAGCATAACCAAATACATAAGCTCTTATATAGTCGAGTGTACCACCGTAGTAAAAAATACCAATTGAATTTCCATTGCTTCCATTACCAAACTGAAATACACACCCGTTTATATTAGCCGTTTTCTTGATCCACGCACTGGCTGTGTATACGTTTCCGCCCGTATACCCAGTTTGTGAGTTGTATATGTAATCGTTCACACCATCAAAAACGAAAGCTTCGTTTGAAACCTGTGGGCTATCGGATAGTAAACCATCATTCGAATTAGGAGAAAGGTCCGTCACTATACTCGGCATCGTCGACAACCCCTTCGCATCGTAGTAGACCTCCAACCAATCCGTGTTGGGCACATTGGGGTAGGAGGTGATCCTCGCGTCCACACCGTCAGCTTCAGGGTCGTATTCGGGGGTGCCGAAGAGTTCCCATTCACCAAGTGCCACACCATGTGTACTGTTTGCTCCTTGGTTTCGTTGTCTACAAACCAAAACAAAATATTTATATGCAATATTTGAATTTACATCGTTAAAAATTTCTGGAATATCGGGTGTATCCGTTCTTGATCTACCATCATATCTATAAACTTCGGTCCACAAATCATTAACTTCCTTCTTCGCGTATATAGTTCCACTTTGGGGAAAATGTTGAGAATCGTTATATTGTTGCCATAAATAGAAAGATGTAAGTTTAACAGCGACTGGTAATTCAATACCTATCCATTCACCATAATCTGTGTTAGTGTCCAAACGAGGTGCAATATTTGTACCGGAGGTTACCGCCGATCCGTCACTTGTGCTATAATGTGACAAACTTTGAGAATACCATAATTGTGCACTACTTTCTCCCTTACCACCATCAAAAGCCTTAAATCCCTTATGTGTAGAATCTTGATTTGAATATGTAACTTTGTATTCATTTTCATATGCGTTATCCGAAGCACTCGTCAAAGCCACCCTCGGATACTTGATGAGCTTTTTAGAGCGTGGAAACTCCGTGACCACGTTGGAGTTGAGCTTAATCGAAGCGACATTCGCGTCGTGGTTGCACTCAAAATGTAAATTAGACGTATGGCTCGTGTTTCCAGCCCCGATTTCTATGCTCATACTCTGCGTGTCGACGACGATATTCGAGGTCGCCCCGCGGTAGATGGCTTGGTTCATCCCCTGATAATCGAGTATACCGTTCTCGGCCATTTCTATTATGAAGGGAGGTTTTTTTAAAACGATACTATCGCTTATGAAAGATATCTTATTATGACGATTCCCGAGCCACCAGCACCCCCGACTCTTGTATAACCACCACCGCCACCGCCACCACCTGTATTCGGAGTGCCCGCTGTTCCAGCAGTTACATTACCTGATACACTGATACCAGCATTTCCTCCACCACCCAATCCACCAACTCCACCCGGGTTTATAACTGTGGTGTAACCACCGGATATTCCACTTCCACCACCACCACCTCCGTAGTATACTTGTGACCCCGTGATAGAACACGCTCGACCATCACCACCCGGACAAGGAGCTGGAGCGGCGGGCATTAAAGGTGAGCGACCCGCTCCCCCACCACCACCCCCTCTATGTAAATTACTACCACTGGTGTAATTAGGTATATAATCTCCATCAGCTCCATCGGTTCCTTGTGGAAGCAATCCAAACCCTTTTCCCAGATTCAACTCGTCTCCACCCCCACCACCTCCTGACGCCCCGTTTCTTCCTCGTGTAGCTGCACCCGTGCCTTCACCACCCCCACCACCGAAAGCCACTTGACCCATAAAAGATGAATTATTACCATTGGAACCTGGATCTCCATTAGTTGAACCCCCATCACCCCCATCTCCCACAATTACATTATGAGCACCGTTTGGAATCCACATGGTTCCAGTCAAAACACCACCTCCACCACCTCCAGCATGCCCCCCACCAGTACTTTCACCATAACCACCTCCACCTCCACCACCTACTATAAGATATTCTACAAGTCCAGGGGTTGTTACAGTAAATGTTCCATCACTCGTAAACGTATGTATTTTGTACCCCGGAGCACTAGTAGTTGATTCAGTTCCTCCAGATGCGGATATTTTAGTGTACCCGTGAACCACACCACCCACCTCCACATTCCCCGACGCCACAAGACTCGTCGTAGGGTTCGTAAACTCCACTGTGTGTGTAGTCACGTTCCCCATATCGGTCACGGCTTGTAAGTTATGACGGGCCGCCACGTTGACGACACCCATGGTCATCACACCCCCGATCGCGAGATTCGATGAAACATAGGCGTTTCCGGTGATATATAAGTTTGAGCTGGGGTTATTCGAACCTGTAACCCCGATTCCTAGACTGGTCGTTCGCGTATCGAATACGATGTTCGACGTGTCGCCACGGAAAAGGACCCGTTTCGTGCCCTGATACTCGAGTATACCGTCCGTGGACATATCTACTATTGGAGGAGGTTTTTTTAAACTGGGAAAAGTCACCGGCTTTTAGTTGTTTGATACGGGACAAGTGCTTCGCAATTGGAACTCATTGTATGGTCAAAAGTTTGCGATACTTATCTTCGTCTACTCTACCCTTATCTACGTCATTATGAAGTCGAACACTCCATTCAAAATAAGGGTATCGTGGGGGATCATCTTTTATAAAATTTCTAAAATGGAGTTTGCACGACTCACAATCCATGAGTTCGTCTAAAGTTTCTAAAAACTCAACCTTGGGAGATAAACCGTACATATCACTCTGTAAACATATACAATGAATAACGTCCCATAAATATTTCGACCACCGTTGGAATATCATATAGTAATATTTAAGAATGAAAATAAATCCATATTTCCCACACTTCACCCGATGTTATATTTACGTAAACAGGGGAATTGGATTGACCCGTACCCCACACAAGATTATTTGGATAAGTACCACAATTAACACCATCCCAGCCAGCACCAATCGCATTCGCCGCGGTACTCCAGTTACACACATTTTGAGATGTAGAGTAAATTCCATGCCCACCTGGTGCACCAAGATAGACACGCATACCCGATATGTATCCACTTTTACTTGATGAAGTAGAAGTAGAACTACGTGTCGCGTAATCCTGTTTAGAACCACCCCACCAAACTCTATTCATATGCGCCCCATCTTTGCTCTGAACCCTAAGATAGTTCCACCCAACACCTTTATTGATCAAGTCAAATGAAGCATTACCGTATGTCTTAGAAGAAAATGCAAGTGCCCAGTAATCCGTACCAAAATACGTATACTCGGGTTTTGTCATGTTATGATCTCTGAACCAGTACCAACCAGCTCCAAGTGCCAAGTCCCCAATTTCCTGACAGTCTCTAAAAACGTATGGATACGTTAATAAAGGGTGTGATGTGGAATAGGTCATATTCCGTGGTATATGTGTACATCCTGGAAGCCATTTACACGAACCAACGTCGGCATTAACGGTTGCGAGAAGAATCCACCTCGAACTTCTATTCACGGGCTGGTGCTGAAAATCAACTAAGACTAGACCTCTATCATTTCCAGAGGCTGCCATGGTGGTACCTTCGACGCCGTTAGGATTCCATCTATAATATAAGGCCAACCACGTTCCCCGATCAAACGGTATTCCGTTTTCGGTACACGTTAACGCCTGTATGGTTCCCGAGCTGTTAATAAAATCTATAGTTCCACTCGTGGGACAGGTGATGTTAACATAACCACCCGAAGTGTATATGTTATCCAAATCGAAATTAATAGGAATAACTCTCTGGTGCCATTTTAAATAGGATACACCATTAGCGGGGGTAGTTTCTGTTCCATCAAGTGTTATGGTATTACCAAAGTAATAATCTGGTACACTACCCTGTTTTGGATTACCAAAGAATACTCTTCCACCGCCCGTTATATGTTGTTGAATACGATCCGGAGAAACGCCATATTCTAAATTTTTTGACACGGTCACGTTTCCACTTACGGTCAAATTAGAAGAAACCGTCGTATTTCCACTCACAGTCAAATTAGAAGAGACATAAGCGTTCCCCACCACGTGTAATGTCGCATCGGGTGAAGTAACCCCGAGACCCACTTTCCCTGCACTCGTGATACGCATCTTCTCGGCACCCACGCTCCCATCATTCACCGTAAACCCAATATGCCCCGCCGCCGGTGTGTTGATATACGTCGGTCCAAGCGCCGTCTGTTTAATCGCGTATCGCGTGGGATCGTTATGATCGACGTGGGCAAAAGATGCCTGGTCATCCTGACCCATGTAGCCAACAGCCGCTCGTCCGAAATACGACGTCGTATTCGTATCGTGACCGGCACTCACATTCCCCGAAGCCACGATATTACTCGAGGCTGTGAGAGAAGTAATCGCGTTCGAAAATTGTACCGTATTTGAAGTGACGTTTCCTACGTTCGTCACCGCTTGAAGTGAATGCTGCGCCGCTGCAGTGATAGTGTTAATCTTTAACAAACCACCTATGGAGAGGTTATTTTGAGTAATCACGTTACCGAGAATATTCACTGTAAGTTCTTTTGTCAAATCATTCGTGACTGTGACAGTATCGAGAGGATCATCCGTGTACCCGAACGTGAGTTGATCCGCGAACCCATCCCCCGTTCCATGGTGAATAATCGCGACGTTTCCCGTGGTATTCTGCATGATGATACCCTTATCCGTCGTCGAGACGGTATTGTTATTGGCGATTCCGACAATTGCATCGTTTATGAGTTTCGATTCTGAGTGTACGATAAACTTTTCACCGCGCATAAAAATATTTCCAGTCACATCGAGGTTAGACGTTATCACGGTAGTATCCCCGGTCGTCGTGATGAATGAATCTTTTAAGAACTTATCCGCACCCACGTACGGAACTGTACCCGCGGATAAACCGTCTATTTTAAGGTCCCCACCAACCTCTATATTCGCCGTCGTCACGAGACCCGTCGTCACATTCGAAAACTGAACGACGTTTGTGGTGACGTTTCCGTTATCCGTAACACCCTGGAGATCAGTCACGATACCCGAAAGTTTACTTCCGTCACCTTCGAAATAGTTTGCGACGACATTGCCGTTGACTGTTAAAACGTTCGACCCCGTATCCCTGACGTATAAGTTTCCGCCAACCTGTAACGTATTACTCGTGAGTGTATGGGCATTTGCTATACCAACATTTCCCGCTATGTATACGTCTCCATTCGTTCCATCCGACCACTGACTGAGAGTACCCGTGATGGCACTCGGAGGAATACCAGTCAGGTATTCACCACTTCCTATAAATTTAGACGCTTGCACGTTTCCCGTCGCGACGATACCCGTCGTCGCATTCGTAATTTCGATGGTATTCGACGAGACGTTCCCTTTTCGAGTGACGTTTTCAAGGTTAAGAACCGTGGCATCCGTCTCAAGTTCGCTCGTGACGTAAATGTTACCACCGGTCATGAGCAAATTTTCCGCCTCCACATTCGACGTTCTGAGCGTCGCGTTCGTGATGTCGAGAAACCCAGTTGGTGAGTAAATCGGCATTTCGTCTACTATGTGTTGAGGTTATTTTATTACTCGGGAATGCTCGGCCAAGTAGG